GTCATCAACGATCGCAACCACGCCGAGCTGCTTGTCGGTGTCGCTCAGTACATCCTCCATCATGATGGCGTAAATCCGCTGGAATTGGCTGATGGTCAAATTGGTCAGTGGTGTGTTCATAGTTGTTGTGCTGTTTTCAGTGCCTCCGCAATCGTCACGTCCATGTCCATGTAGCGATACGTCCCAAGCCTCCCCGCAAACGTCACCGATGGTAGCTGCTCCGCCATTGCAATGTACTGGTCAAGCACCGCCTGATCTTCAGCTAATCTGACCGGGTAGTAGGGGATGTCACCCCTGCGCCACTCGTGGCTGTACTCAAACGTGACGATGCTGTTGTCGTGATTCTCCCACGGCGTGAAGTGCTTATGCTCCACACTCCGCGTCCATCGCGTGTCGTACTCGGGGTAGTTGACTGTGTGGCAGCCTTGCATGTCGCCCTCGCCAAGCTCATGGCGGAAGGTCAGCGTGCGATACGCCAACTCCCCAAGTTCATAGTCGAAGAAGCTGTCAATCGTTCCAGTCCAAACGATATGATCGTACTGCCTCAGCCTGTCGAATGGTGTGGATAGATGCAGGTCGATATTAGGGTGGTCAAGGATGCGCTCTACCATCGCCGTGTAGCCGTCTTCGGGGATGCCTTGGTACTTGTGAGTGAAGTAGTTGTCATCGTGACTTAGACGCACTGGCAGGCGCTTAAAAACGGAAACAGGCAGCGTGCGCGGATCACGCCCCCACTGCTTCTGCGTGTACCCCTTGAAGAACATGTTGTAAAGCGTCGTGCCGATTGCTGCCTCCGCTGCTTCCTCGAAGTTCTGCGGATCAATGTCGCGCCGCTCGGTGTCGATTAGTCGCTTGGCCTCGCTCGGTGTCAGCGCGTGATCCCAGACTTGGCACATCGTCATCAGGTTCACCGGGAATGAATAGTGCTTGTCCTGCACCCTCGCGATGACCTTGAGCCTGACGTCGCGCATCGTAGTAAAGCGGTTAACGTACTGCCAGACTGTCTCGTTGTCCGTGTGGAAGATATGCGGGCCGTAGGCGTGAACCATGATGCCATGCCGCCGCTCTGTGTGGCAGTTGCCAGCGACGTGGCTGCGCTCGTCGTAGATGGTCACGCGATGACCACGCTCGGCAAGTTCGCGAGCGATCACGCTGCCTGTCAAGCCTGCTCCTGCGATGCCGTAGTGCTTCATAGATGCATCAGCCGCTCTTGGTGTTGCTCGGGAATCTGCTCCAAGGCACCGCTGCCATTCCAACCACGCTGCATCAAGTCACGGACCGCGTTGGCCTCATGGATGTGGTGGTGCCACCCCAAGCCGCCCTCATCGACTAAGTTCCACTTAGTGTTGCGCCAAATGTGCCGCTCAAGCATCAGGTCGTAGTCCATTCGATGGAGGTGGAACATGAATAAGTTCCAGTCGTACATGCGCGAGTATTGGCAGTGGTGGAATCCTGCTCCGTATGTCAGTGGAATCTTGGTGATCAACGGTTTGTCCATGTGCGTCTCCCGATACCACAGTGGCCTCTGCTTGACAATCGGAATCGTCAGATCCAGCTTAGGCTGCTCATCCATGACGTGGATGGCCTCATAGCCTACGACGTTGGTGAACTGGCTGTCACTCTTGCGGAATGCCTCCAGCACTTCAATCAGCTCTGCGTGTGGTGCGTAGACCATTTCGTCGGCCTCAGCGAAAAGGACTACCTCGTAGCGCTCCAATAGCTCAGCTTGGACACGCTGCACCTGGTCGACAAGCCACTGATGGCGGAATGCCTCCGGGTTGTGAACAGGGATAACGGTCACCCCGAGGTCATCGGTGCTCCCATCCTGCGTGTCGTGGTCGATGACGTAGATGTCTTCATCGGCGAATGTCCGCCGGTAGTGCTTCAGCCAAATCGGTAGGTTGACCGGCTCATCTTTGACGATGGTGAATGCTGTAAATGGTTTCTTCATATTGTGACGATTAGCATGATGTCATCCCAGCGACCGGTGTCTGCACTGGCGTTCCAACGCTCACAGGTTGCCCCCTCCGGTGCAAAGCGCTCCAAGCCATCAAACCACGATGCGTCTTGGATGTCCTCGATCACCATCACTCCGCCTGGCTTCATCAGCGGAGCGTAGAGCCGCAAGAACTCGCACATCGACACCAGCGTATGCGGGCCATCATCAACGGCGAAGTCAAGACCATCGGGGAAGGCCGCACGGACCGCCTCCACGCTGTCGTTGGTGTAGGCATCAGCAAAGCGGAAGGTGCAGCGGTTGCTGTCAATCAACTGCTCAGCCTTGGGCTTGATGTTGTTGGCGATGTCCATGAACATGAACTTGGCCTTGGGTAGATACCGGCACCACAGCGCTGCGCTGCCACCATGCCAGACGCCGATCTCAAGCATGTTGATTGCCTGGTCCCTGAGTGGGTTGAGCAGCCGTGCGTATGTCTCCGTGTACTTGTGGTCGGTGCCTTTGTCCGTGCCACCTTGCCAATCCATGCCGTGCAGGTTCATGTCCTGCAGCATAGCAACGATTTCGGGATCTTCGTGTTTTACCATGTGATTACAAATAATTCGGGTGAAGGCCATCCTGGGCAGAGGTCCGCAACTTGCGCCTCGGCCTTGCCAATCCAGTGCTCCGCCTGCCAGCGGTGATCACGCTCCGGTGTTCCAAGCTTGGCGATGTGCGTAGCCCGAGCCCACCAGTAGTTGCCACCAAAGTATGGATAGCCGTGTGGGTTGTTGTGGTCAGCCATATGCGGCCATTTCTCCTTGGTGATCCAATGCGGCCCGGCGATGTCAACGCCTTCCAGCTTCTCCAAGGCGTTCTGCCAGGCCACAACGCAGAAGAACGTCATCGACCGGCACCACAGCTGGTTAATCAGCGATGCATCCGAGCCGCCCTTGGTGTGGGCGTATAGGTAGACAGCATCCGGCTCTTCCTGGCTCGCTTTGTACATCTCGTTGAGTGTCGCCTGCTCCCAGGCTGTCGTGCGTTCAACAACGACCTTGCAGCGGTCCGCTGGCATAACGGTTGCCAGGAATGCCTTGACCTCCTTGCGGTTTGCTGGCTGCCCGACGATGCCAATCCGTATCTCCTCGATTGCGTTGGCCAGTCCGTAGTTGCTGACGGCCATCAGGTGTTGGTTGACCAGCATCTGCCATCGTCCATCGGCAAAGATGTGGTAGTAGTGGATTATTCTCATGTTGTGCGGCTAAATTACGACATATCGACCACTGTTGTGCACCCCGAGCTTCATCAGGGCAACGTAGCGGATCGCGTCAATGGCGTGGTTGTACCGGTCAATCGGCACTCCCAACGACGCGCCAGTCCTGTCCGTGTCCCAAGTGTAGTTGCGTAGTTCCTTGATCAGGTTCGTCGATTCTCTGGTGACGAGCAGCGGCTGGCGTTTCAGGATGTCGATGCTGTTCCTGATGCTGTCTGCGCCCTTCGTCGCCGGGTGGATGTTGAAGCCAAGGCGATGCACCTCTTCGATGCTCTTCGGCTCAGCACTGTCTGCGATGATCGGCCACGACCTGCCAATGCCCAGCTTCCGTAGCTGATCCGCGATGTCTTGGTTGGTCAGGCCGTTTTGGTAGATCAACTCATGCATGAGGATAGCACTGCCGCGCTTGTAGACGGCCACCACCGCCGTAGGGTCATTCGTGTATCCCCAGTCCAATCCGATAGCTACCAGCTTATCACCAGCAAAGTCAATACCGTCGACCTGCTTCCAGTCATCAAAGACCACGCCCTGCAATGATCCGACCTCACCCAAGCCGTAGACCTTCCACCAGTTCGCCCAGTACGTTGATGTCGCCGCCTTGACCTGCGCCGCTTCGATGTCGTCGCGGATTGTCGTTGGCAGCGCCTCATTGTCGCGGTACGTCAGCACGATCAACTCACTGTCTTGCTCTGCCAAGACCTCCGTGTGCGCCCAGAACTCCGACACAGGGTTGAAGTCGATGTAGATGGCTTCGCTCGTTCTGATGGCCAGCTGATGGTACGCCTCAAATTCGATGTTGTTGGCCTCGTTGATGTATAGCACCTGCCGCCGTGCGCCGCGTAGCTTCGCCTCTTGATCTGCACTGAAGAACTCAATCGTGCTGCCATTCGCAAACGTGTAGGTCAGCAGCGTCTTGTTCCAGCCTTCGTCGCGCCAGCGGTTCGTCCACTGCATGACCTTGCCGAAGTCCTTCATAGCGCCACGTCGTAGGTGTGGGATTGATTCAGATACGACGCTGATCTCGGTCTTGGCCTTGGCTGCAATGTGGATCAGGACTGCCAGTATTGCGTATGTCTTGCCAGCACTTGTCCCGCCTTGGATGACTTTCTTTCTGGCCGTCATCCGCCGTATGCGTTTTATCGCGGTGGTGTGCTGAAACAGCATTTTGTTGACGTCAACGAAATGGTTTTGTAGTCAGGACAGGATTCGAACCTGTATGTATTACCTTAAGACCTCATTGGGCTCCAGTTGACCTAATCAGTTTCCTTACTCTGGGTAATACCAAATTTCAGCGTCTACCATTCCGCCACCTGACTGTGTTCTTGATTAGTATTTTACTTGTACTGGAGTTAACTCCTCTCCACCAAAATAGTCAGGAGCATAAATTTTGCCAATTTCAACAGGTCTTTTGACGTACTCTTGCAGTTTCGCCATTGCCTCTTCAGTACTTTCAAAGGCAAAAGACTTGCATCCAACTCTAACCACGCATCCGCGGTCAAAAAAGTTAATCTCAACGGAGTGGGATTTTAAAAATGAAATTTGTTCTCGTGTCATTTGTTTTGGTTTGGTTTAGGTTACAAATATAACTACTTTTCAGCAATTTCACCCTTAATCTTCTCAATGTAAACCACCGCATCCATCAACTCCTCCTGCAAGTGCTGAATCCACTCGGCAAAGGTCAGGTCATCGCGCTCCATTGTCGTGCCGTACTTCCGCTTGCCCGCCTCCGCTCTTGTCCTAAGTTGGGCAACAACGGCTTCGGTGATTGCGTCAGTCATTGAAGAGAGGTTGCTCGATTTTGACTTCGTTGTGTGTTTTCTCCGCCAAGCCGTTA